CACATTTTTATAAGTATTTGAATGCTGCATTTGAAAACTATAAACAAGAGTATGACCATATCAATAGAGTTAAATTGTCATCTATTGGTTTAAAAGTGCAGAAAACACCACCTGGTGGTGGTTATCATACTTGGCATTATGAAAACTCTAGTTTTAGAGCAGCAAACAGAGAGTTAGCATGGATGGTATACTTAAATGATATGCCAGATGGTGAAGCAGAAACAGAATTCTTGTATCAAAAGAAGAGATATAAACCACAAACAGGTACATTATTGATCTGGCCAGCAGGTATGACACATGTTCATCGTGGGAACACAGTCTTTACCCATGATAAATATATTGCAACAGGCTGGTTCATTAAAATCCCTTAATCACATGGCAGACATACGTGTAGTAGTGCAAATAAATGCACTGGAAAGAATGATTATTGTTGATGGAAAAACGCAATTCATCGGCGAGGATTATTGGAATGCCAATATCCAGAACATTCTTTATCCATTCTGGACATCAGATAAAGATCGTTTGATTCACTTGAATTACTTCAGTGATGGGTCATATGGTATTGAAAAGAAAAAGTATGTGTATGATCGTGCAACTAAAGAGAGAAAGTGGAAGACATATTCATGGGTAGAACCAACTGAATCAGAAGTAGCACAAATAGCTGAGACAATCAAAGAGAAATACTTTGAATATCAAGACACTGAGCAAGAAACTATTCAAGAAAAACTATACAATGAGTATGGTAGATGGAGTAAGATTTCTTGGGAAGGTATTAGAATGATTAGAAACTTTCTCCTAGGAGATTGTGATTGGACACAAATGCCTGATGCAGTTCTTAGCACTGAATTAAAAGCACAATGGACAACATACAGAACTAAATTAAGATCATTACCACAAGACTATGATGGTCAAGATGCTGATGATGTTAAGTTTCCAATTAATCCAATAATGTATGCAACATTTATAACCTTGAAAGATGCAGAAGGCAATGATTTGAACGCGGGTAAGGCATATCTAGACACTATTGATCAGTTTGGATCATTTACTGCAAGTACATATGGTGAGTATGCTAAGAGAATTGTAATGACCATTGCATCCAACTACAAGATTAAAAATCCTGATGTTATCTTCGCACCTGCAAATATCAGTGATCAATATGTAGAAACACAAGACGAACTAGACGCACTATTAAAGAAAATACAAGAAAACAACGTTTAACTAAATTATGGAACAATTAAATATTCTCATTCTCACGCTAGAGACGGGAGAGGAGGTGATTGCTAATCTAAAAGATCATATTGAAGTAGTTGATGGTGTTGAGAGAAAAGTATGCTATAATATGATATATCCTTTTACTTTAGAAGAAACAGGACAAAATAAAAACAATCAAGTGAGTGTAATATTTAAACCATGGAAGAGATTTTCATGTGATACATCCTTTTTGATTGGTTATGATAAAATTGTTAACATGTGTTCTCCTCTACCTAGTATTACTGAGGAGTATAAAAAAGCTGTAGATACATTAATTCAAACTCTAGCGGAGCAACAACAATGATATATGAGTATGATTTCTTTGACAGTAATCAATTAAGGCAGATACTTAGTCTATTTGATGCTGGTAAGTTTGTTGATGGTGCTATCACAGGTCCTAAAGAAAAAGAATTTAAAGATAACACACAGCAAGAGGATATTGAGTTGAACAAGATGGCAAACTCTGCTATCGCTAAAGTTATAAAAGAATCTCCTATATCTGATCTTCATCCATTTAATAAATGTAGTCCATGTTATATGTTAAAATATGAGGTAGGACAACATTATGCTGATCATGTAGATTTTTGGAACATGTGGGGTAATAGAACTGATTACACTGCTGTTATCACATTAAATGATGATTATGAGGGTGGTGAACACTTTATGCAAGTAGGAACAGAGGTCATTGAAAAAAAACTAGAACCAGGTAGAATTTTAATTTATCAATCTGATTTTATTCATGGTGTCAGACCAGTGACCAAGGGTGTTAGAAAATGTGTGACATTCTGGTTAGAAAGTTCAATTCCTGATCCTACTATGAGATATTATGTAACTGAAATGAATAAGTTATATTTTAAAATCCATGAAGCTAGGTCAGATATTAAAGATAATGAATTTAAAGGAGCTGACTTAACTGCTACGTTGGACAGAGAAACTTTGATGTTACTTGATCACGTACGTTGCGGAATTATTAAGCGACAAATACAAATGAGAAATTAGTATGTCTTTATTAACTGATATTATGTCGTGGGATACTATTCTCACGAAGGAAGAGATGAAAGAAATTGAAAAAATTTGCAGTCGTGCTAGATGGCAGTGGGGTGCCACTGCTGATCATACAGCACCACATAAAAAGTTCTGGAAGATGGATGTGAAGGGACATGCTATTTTTGATAATCATATCCCTGAGAAGATTAAAATTCTTGTACCATTTGAACATGAGATCCTTGATTATTATGTCAATGGACATACAAGAGGATTAGATGGTTTCATGCACAAGGATGATGCAGATTATACATTCCTAGTATTCTGCAATCCTGTATGGGATATAATGTGGGGTGGCAAGACTATGTTTGTACAAGATGATGGTAGATTTGATTGTGTATTTCCTAAACCAGGATCAGCATTATGTTTCCCGTCAGACATTTTACATTGTGCAGAGGACGTTAGCAGAGAATTCTATGGTATTAGAGTTAGTGCTGCTTATAAATTAAAGAAAGTAGAGAAAACAAATGCAGAACCTACAGACATTTGATAGTGCCAGAGACTGGGATCAGATTGAAGCATATGCTTCAACTATTTCTGGTGCTCTAGTATATTGGGAGAACCCAAGATTAGAAGTAACATCAGATGATGCCAAGAAAATTGTGGTTGATTATTATAAGATTGATGAAGAAATACCAGCAGATCTAGCTATTACACTAGAGAGCAAGTATTATGGTTACATGGAGTTTAGAAATGCAGACATTGCATTTGATTTTGTGACTGATTATTTTCCTCGCAAGGATGAGGTAAGTGATGACACATATTGGTATCATTGTTATGTTGTAAGACCAGATGGTGTTATTGAATATGATAATGATGCATTACGTAAAGGAAAGAATGTATGAGGAGTGACACAGCATTTATGATACCAGTCTTTACACATACTGTTGAGAACTGGAGTGATTATAAGGAAGATATTATTAATATGATTGATAGTGGTGATGGTGATGGTCATAAAACAGATTATTTTAAATATCATCAGGAGGGTAAACTACCGCCATATGCTGACAAGTTGTTTGATATATTACAACCCGCGTTAAAAGAATTTGATGACATATATCCACATGCATTTCAAATTACAAATGTATGGAGTCAGAGATATAATAATGGAGACTATCATCAACTTCATAATCATGGAGCAATTGGTTACTCAGCAATATTCTATGCACAGTTAGAAGATGATCACAGTCCTACATCATTCTTCTCTCCATTTCTTGACTTCATTGAAGGTAACGTGATAGAATATGTACCTGAGGTTAATGAAGGAGATATTATTTTCTTTCCCTCTTGCTTGACACATCAGTGTAAAGTGGTACAATCTAGTACAGAACGTATTATTTTTTCTTTTAATATAAGAAATGCTTGAATTTAATTATGATCTCAACTATAAGGAGCTTGATTTTACAGACGAGGAAACTCGTAAACTTTATCGTATTGGAAGGGGAGAGCAAGGAGTTCTATTGGTTCGCCCTTATACTAACGATATATGTGCTCATTGGAGATTTAAGACTCCAAAGATTGCAATAGAATCTGCACACGCTATTTTTGACATGTATCTTGATTACCTAGAAGAGGAAGACTTTATAGGTATGGATATGTGTCGTAAGTTTCTTGAGATGGGATTTACTAGATCAAGGAGATATGCCAATCATAGAGACGGTAAAAAGTATGATAAAGAAGGAAATGTAATACCCCAAGAAGAAGATCATGCTACTTGTCATTTTGCTAAATCTGCTAAAATATTTAAGAGTGTTCGTGACATGGTTGCAAAAAATGAAATATATGTTAAAATGAGAAAAGACTGGCGAGCATCAGAATGAATATTTTTGTAACAGATCCATCACCAACTCTATCTGCTAGACATCTACCTGACAAACACGTTGTCAAGATGCCTTTAGAATCTTGTCAGATGCTTGCTATTGTTTGCTCTGAAAAGTGGGGTCACGGATACGGTGAAATACACAAGAAAGATGGTGAACCATACAAAACAGATAAGGGTGCATTTAGAGGACATCCTTGCACTATATGGGCAAATGAATCCAATGTAAACGCTTGGTGGTTAGTTGCCCACGCTATGGCACTTTGTGAAGAGTATACACACCGCTATGGTAAAGTTCATAGTTGTGAAAATACTGTCCTCGAAGCAGGACACCTAATTCCATTTACAATGGAAAGACCAAAATCATTCGCATTCGCAGGTCCAGATGAGTTTAAACATGACACAAGCATTGACACTTTTACTGCTTACAAACGTTATATATCGACCAAACCTTGGGTTGCATCTAATTATCTTCGTGACCCATCCAAAAAACCGAATTGGTTATGAAGCACATTATATTAGAATAAGAAGGTTGTCCCTTTCCCACTTTGAATGATGAAGAGCATATAAAATTCTGTTTGTTTCATGCAGCAGAAGTATCACACTCAAAAGTTCTTAAAGTAGAAACTCAAAAGTTTGTGCCACAGGGTGTAACTGGATTTGCTTTATTAGCAGAAAGTCATTTAAGTATTCATACATGGCCAGAAAAAGGTGTTGCATATTGTGACATTTTTACTTGTGGTGAACAATGTCAACCAGAAAGTGCAGTAGAATATTTAAGTAAATGGTTATCATCTACAAACACTAAATCTAAATGTTATGAAAGAATTTGATTATGAACTCGATTACAAAAACATTGATTTTACAATTGAAGAAAATCGCAAACTTTATCGTATTGGAAGGGGAGAACAAGGAGTGCTATTGGTACGGCCTTACACTAACGATATATGCGCTCATTGGAGGTTTGTAAATGAAACTATCGCTCGCAAATCTGCTGATAAAATCTACTCCATGTTTTGTGACTATAAGGAGCAACAGGACTTCATTGGAATGGACATGGCTCGGAAGTTTCTTGAAATGGGATTTACTCGCTCCCGTAGGTATGCAAATCATCCTAGTGGAAAGAAGTACGCTAGCGATGGTTCCGTATCACCGCAGTCGCCAACCGCATTACACTGTGAAAAGTCGCGTTCTGCAAATGTTTTCAAAAGAATGAGAGATAAGGCAGCATATGATGAAAAGTATGTTATAATGAGAAAAGAATGGAGAGCATCTGAATGAACATCTTTGTAACTGATCCTGATCCTGTTAAGTCTGCTCAATGTTTACCTGACAAACATGTTGTCAAAATGCCACTTGAGTCTTGTCAAATGCTTGCAATTGTTGCATCTACAAAATGGGGTCATGGCTTTGGTAAATTACCCAAGTTAGATGGAACACCATACCTTACAGACAAAGGTGCGTTCAGAGGGCATCCTTGCACCATCTGGGCACAAGAAAACTATAGATGGTTAATAGAGCATGGTCTTGCTTTATGTGCAGAATATACTCATAGATATGGTAAAGTTCATAGTTGCCAACATACCCTCGAACATGCTAAAATGATATTTCCACCATCAAATGGGGAAGTTACACCTTTCGCACGAGCTATGCCTGATGAGTTTAAATATGACACAAGCATTGACACTATTACTGCTTACAAACGTTATATCGCATCCAAACCTTGGGCTGCATCTAATTATCTTCGTGACCCATCCAGAAAACCGCATTGGTTATAATTAATGAGTGACTTTATATGGGTTGAAAAATACAGACCCCAAACAATTGACGAGTGTATACTCCCTGATAATATCAAGAAAACATTTCAAGATTTTGTAAATCATGGTGAGATACCAAATATGTTACTATCAGGCCCACCAGGCATTGGTAAAACCACAGTTGCAAAAGCATTATGTAAAGAACTAGGAGTTGACTATTATGTCATTAATGGATCGGATGAAGGACGTTTCCTTGATACTGTTCGTACGAATGCGAAGAACTTTGCGTCTACAGTATCTCTTACGAGTGACTCGAACCATAAAGTCATCATCATTGACGAAGCAGACAATACCACTTCCGATGTACAGCTCCTTCTCAGAGCGAGTATTGAGGAGTTCTCTGCCAACTGTAGATTTATCTTCACCTGCAACTACAAGAATAAGATTATTCAACCCCTTCACTCACGCTGCACTGTTATTGACTTTGCAGTTAACAAAAGGGACAAACCAACAATAGCAGCACAGTTCTTTTCAAGAATCAACGATATTCTTGATAAAGAAAATATTCGAAGTGATAAGAAAGTTGTTGCTGAACTTATCAACAAACATTTTCCTGATTGGAGGAGAGTGTTAAATGAATGTCAAAGATATTCAGCCGGAGGTGAAATAGACTCTGGTATATTAGCGTCCTTTTCAGATGTATCGATAAATGATCTCACCAAAAATCTCAAAGAAAAAAACTTTTCCGAAGTTCGGAAATGGGTCAGCACGAACTTGGATAACGATACTACTTTGCTTTTCCGTCGTATTTACGATAGTTTCTATGAAACCTTGGTCGCTAATTCTATTCCTGCTGCCGTTCTTATTCTGGCTAAATAAAATTCTTTATCTAAAATTGAATATCTTGCAGAATATTCATTAACATTTGCGGTTCTATGTCTAATCCATTGTCTTGCAATAAAAATTGGAAGCTTAACATGATACTTTATTTCGCACATTTCAAATGGTGTGCTATGCCAATGTCTCATTAAGTATTTTATAAGACCTGAGTCTGTATTAACTTTTTTTGTTCCTTT